AACATAATTCTATAACATTTAAGTTATTATTAACGGAAGCCCATATAATAAAGCATGATTATTATGAGCATGAACATCAGCACCATTCTTAAGTAAAAGATCAATAACATCTGTATGACCATTTCCTGAAGCCCGTTGTAAAGCCAAATCATCATCAGCTTGAACATCAGCACCATTTTTAAGTAAAAGATCAACAACATCTATATGACCATTTCCAGAAGCTATTTGTAACGCATAATCATTATAAGCATGAATATTCGCTCCCATTTTTAGGGCTTTTTTTACCCCAGGTAAAAAACCCACTTCTGAAGACTTTATAAGTAATTTATCTAGATCTAAATCAGTATTTTCCATAGAAGATATAATATCTTCTTTAGATTTACCCTTTAAAATATCACCCATTGCTTCATATACAAATTTAGCCTTCACTTTTTCATCCATTTTATTAATAATTCTGCTACATTTAAGTGATTATGATTGAAAGCCCATTGTAAAGCTTCATTATTTTGAGCATGAACATCAGCTCCATTTTTAATTAGAATTTCTACAATATCTAAATGACCTTTTTCTGAAGCCAATCGTAAAGCCTCATCATTAACAGCATGGATGTCAGCTTCATTCTTAAGTAGAAGTTCTACAACATCTAAATGACCATATCTTGAAGCCCTGAGTAAAGGATAATCATGATAAACATGAACATCAGCACCTATTTCTATTGCTTTCTTTACGCCAGGTAAAAAACCCATTTTTGCTGATTGAATAAGTAATTCATTTGGTTTTAAATTAGTATTTTCTAATGAAGATATAATATCTTCTTCAGATTTTCCCTTTAAAATATCACTCATTGCTTCATATACAAACTTAGCTTTCATTTTTAATCTTTAATTTTTATATTATAGAGACGATACTATAGTTTTATTTGCTTGGCTGTTAAAGTCCACGTTAGTTATCCCTCTTACATTTATATTAACAGTAGAGAGTTTATTTTTATCTAAAGAATCATCATAATAAATTTCATTATAACTATTCCAGCCCCCTCTAATTAATGGATAAATGTCTTTAACGGGAACTTTGTTTCCAAATGCATCATCTACATATCTTTTTAAAATAATATCTCCATAATCATCAATACCATATCCACTTTGATAAATTGTTTTATTATTTTTATCTGCATCAAACCATACAGTTACTGAATCAACACCTTCTATATTTTCTACTATACGGACTAAATCAGATTGTGGAATACGATCTCTTCTTGTATTCTTTAGAAAATATTCAGATGTTTTTGAAATAATTTGTTCTCTTATAACATCAAATTCAAATCCCTCATAAATAATAAGTGATAAGTTTAAAACAAATCGAGGATATCTAAGTGTCATAATAGCGTTATCAACCGTTATGATTCTTTGTCCACTTTCTTCAATTAAATCAAGTATTGCTGTTTGTTCACTACTTGTTAGTTTGAATGAATCTAATGAACAACTATAATAATTTTGAGCGGCTGAAATTCTTTTGTTTACATCTGGAACTAAAAAAAGATAAACTGTATTATCATTTTTCTTTTCTTCTTCAAGGATTCCTTGCCATTTATATAGTTCATTTTGAGCATTATTCAATTCCTGTTTTTTTGCTAAAGATTGTGTAGAACTGGCTCCAATTGTTGAAACTAATTTTCTATATTCTTCATTAATATTTTCATAATTTGTTTTAGATTGATTATATTTGTCTAAAGCAAATCTATCTTCAAATGTTGCAAAACCTGGAATAGCATCTACAATAGTAAACATATTTAATTTACGTAAAAAGTATATGTAATTATTAGCATTTGCAAGAGTAAATGACCGTGACATATGAGGAGCTAAAAGTCTTGTAAGATAAAGAGGTTCTTCTAAAGTTCCAAATATAATATCATTTTTAATTGTAACATTTATAATTTTATTAAGATCAACTTCTTCGCTATTTAATGCATATCCTTTTGTATCAAATTTCCAATTTGTAAGAGATTGTGCAGAAGGTGTTTTAATATTTCCTGGTTCTCCATCAGTTAAAAGATATTCTAATAAAATAGTTGAACCAATTCTTGGAACCATTCCATTATACCCACTTCCAAAAAATACATCTATTCCACCCATAACTCCTGTTTTAACTATACAGGATTCTTCATTGTAATTCATATCTAAAATAGAGTTTCTTTTCTCCCAACGTTTTCCATCAATATAAATATTTACAAAATAATTGTCAATTCCTGCTCCTTTTTTATTTTGAAAATTATATGATTGAAGAGGATCTCCAGTACCAGTAGATTGTTGATATTCAATTTTACCTTGTACAATATTTACATCTACATAATTATTAATTCCACTTAAATCTAATCTAATTTCTTCTCCTGGTAATATAATTGTGTATGTAAGTCCATTTGTTGTAGAGACTAATTGAGTATAATTGGGAATAGTAACTGTATTACCGTAAATATCTAATTTTTCTCCATTATAATTAAGTTTTAAAGTTCCTCTAGCTGCCATTGCTCTTGAAGGATTATGCCCAGTTATAGAAGCTATACCTTTTATACTAGCGGGACGAGAGGCTGTATTTATATTTAATTCAGTGATAGAGTCTTCAATATAATACATTATCATTCTGCCTAAATGCAAAGTAATCTGTAAAAGTTGACCCATTGGTGAAGCCATTGTAAAATACTGACCAACGTCTTCATATGTTGCTTTTACAAAATTTATAGCATCCTGAAAAAGTTCTGAAAACCTAATTCTTTGTGTACGAAAAAATTCAAATTTTATATTATTATTTGCCATTTTTATTTTTTTATTTTTTTAATAATCTTCTTTGGATTTGGCTCTTATTTTACTAAAATACCTATTACTTTTTGTTCATTTATAAAAATATCCACCACGCAATAGTCGAATCCATCCCCTTTACCAAAGGAAACTCGAGGTTCTATCTTATAATCCTTAGATTCATTTACATATTGCATAATCTGAGATTTAATCTTTCCTTCTAATTCCATTTTATTAATTCGTGTCTCAAAAACAAGATTTTCTAACCCAACACCAAAATTAAGATCACCCAATATTTGTCCCTGGGTAGTCCCAAATAACATTTTGATTTTGGTAATAATACTTTCAATTGGATCTGAGTGTTGAAGTATTCCATAAACATAATTTGGATCGCTAGGATTTCTAATATAGAGGTCTGTAATCATTCTATGTTTTATTTTATATATTTAAGAGATTTGAAAGTGTATAATTTTAATATATAAATAAAGTATTTATTGTGCAAAAAAAAATAAATGATATTTTTAAACCTAAATCTGAAGAAGATATTAAGAAATCAATATTAGCAATTCATATAACAGGTATAGAAAATGCTAATACACACTTAAAAAAAGCTATTAGTTTAGGATCAATTTTATATGTTAAACATGCATTAAAACATGGAGCGCAAATACTCAAACAAAAAACAACGGGAATTTTATGGTTAGTTTTTAATAAATTTGAAGCTGAAGGTTTAGAATATACACCAATCCCTGAAGAAATTATTATAGAGTTTTTAAAAAATTCTAATTTTTTTGAGAATGGTGTGGGATATATTGGAAATCTTATATTAGAAAAGTCAATATGTTTTGGATTTACAAAAGTTTTAAAATATATTTTAAATAATTATAATATTAGATCTATTGATATACATAAAGCATTATTTAATTATCATAAGGAAAGGGCATCTTATAGTGTTTATGAAAATCCTGAATCTGCAAAAAAATTATTGAAAAAATGGTTGCAAAGACAAGAAAAGATTAGTGAATCTTTAGGTGATATCTTAAAACCTAAATCTGAAGAGGAAATTGTAGATGTTCTCAAGAATATGACATATGAAGATTATGAAGATTTTGTAAATAATATGTTAGATGAATATACTGAACCTGTTGAAGAAATGTATTCGATTAATGCTGAAATTGATATTAATAAATTTATAAAGGCTGGTTTTAAAAACTTAATAGCACCATCAAAAACAGCCAAAAATATATTAGAATATTATTATAAAAATACATGGAAGCCTCATGGAGGTTTAGCATTAACAAACACAGGTGGTATTGAAATTAAGGTTAATGATACTTACGAACTTGTTCAATATAGATTTACAGGAGAAATAATTCCACATATTAGTGAAATAGAGTATGAAATTCTATCAGAGGAAGATGATAAAGAAAATTATGATTATTATGGGGGAGTAAGGGCTTTTTTTAAAACAGAATCTGAAATAACATACTATTTAGATGAATTCATGAAAATATAAAAAGGAGGAAATAATTTCCTCCTTACTTTTTTACTTAATTTCGATCTTCTTTAAAGATTTACTCTTCTCAATTTTAAATTTGATTGTAAGAATTCCATTTTCTAGTTGTGCATCAACACTTTTAGAATCAATATTTCTTACCTTAACAAAATATTTAAATGAACTTACTCCATATTTACTTCTTTCGTCTTTAGTTTCAAGATTACTTGAAATGGACATTTTATCTATCTCAACTTCAATGTTAATTTCATTTTTGTTCCATCCCGGGACTTTAATTTTAATATTATATTCTTCATTATCTTTATCAAACCAAATATATGCATCAGATTCTGTTTCAAAATAATTACTTTTAAATACAGTTTCGAATAAATTATTAAATAAATTGTCGTTGAATAAATTGTTTTCTTCCCACATAGTTTTTATATATTATTTTATATAGTATATACTACAAAAATTATGCCAAGTAAAATTTTTACTATTTTTGTCATAAATTTTTGTCACTTTGTCATAAATTTTAATTTTTTTTCTAAAAGAATATATAAAACAAAAGTATTTTTATGCTTGTTCGCGAATCTATAAATCGATTTATGATGTTAAATGAAGATTTTTTAGCAGAAAATATTCTTAACGAGAAAATTAATATAAATTCTATAGTTGATACGAGTAAAAAACTTGGTGTTTTAGCATCTATGTTTTTGATGTTTGCTAATTCAAAAACATCTGAAATGACCTTACCTAATAAGGATTTAATTTCTAAAGAACCTGTAATAATAAATATGTCACAAGAAGATTTCCTTTCTAGAGATGAAATTTTTACTGAATTTGAAACACTATTAAACTTATATAGGAAGGACAATAATTTAGAATTTAATATTTTACAAGATCCCTTAACTTTAAAAGTTACTAATAATTGTATAAATATAATTAAAAAACACGAAGGATTGCGTTTGAAGGCTTATAGTCTTAAAGATAATAGAATTACTATCGGATATGGACATGCAGAACCAATAAAGACATCTAAATATAGATTAGGAGATAAAATTTCGAAAGAAGAAGCAGAAAGATTACTTATACAAGATATTAAGAAAAAAGAAAGAGATGTAAAAAGAATATTTAAACAATGGCAAGATTCTGGTATAAATATTAAAATTTCTCACAATATGTTTGATGCTTTAGTTTCTATAACATATAATGTTGGTACTACCGCTTTAAGAACCTCAGAAATGATACAACTACTAAAAAGAAAAGATTATTTTGGAGCGGCGGAGAGAATATTAACTACAAAAATTAACAAAAAATATCCAGGATTAAAGAAAAGACGTGCTGAAGAAGCTGAATTATTCATTAAGGGCTTTTCTTAAATATTTTACTGAAAAAAAGTTCAAATGTTCCTGTAAAAGCAATATAGAAAATTAAAATATCTACCCACCATTTACAAATAGGAGAATAAAAAACAATTGCTAAACAAACTGTCAAAATCATTAACATTTTGACAAAATGCCACATATCTGTCAACCATACTAATACAGTAGACATTATTAAATCACCAAATTTAGATTTTGGTTTCCATTTATTATGCCATGAAAGAGAAGGATTTATCCATTGTTGTCCTTTCCAATCCTTAAAAATAGATATTTTAAAATGAACTTTTAACATGTCCATTGTGGCGTTGAATATGCCAGCTAAAATCATTAATATAATACTAATCATATAATTACATCCTTTTTTTAGTGGATAAAACCTCATTAAACCATTTTAAAAATTCTTGATAAGTTTCAACACGTTTTGGTTTTCTATTTTGATGTGGTATAATTTTTGTAGTATACATTTCCCTTACTCTTACAAAATCAGCATCAGAATCATATTGATCTATTCTAATCGGATCACGATTTCTTTCTCTTGGATAAATTCTAAAATTAACTCCATTTTTTGATAGACATAAATCTATGTATGTAACTCTAAAAGTTTCAAAAAAATCTTTTTTAAATTTTTCTTTGATTTTCATTATAAGAGGCCAATGTTTTTGAGGAATAATTTTTTTATTATTGTAATCTTCAAGTTCAAGAAATTCTACTTGATTACTTATAGATAAATTTATAAAAATTGTTAAAATTTCATCTTTTGATTTAGGTTTTAAAATATTACCTAAAGATTCATTTAATATTTCAATATCATCCAATCGGTTTGATAATTCTTCATTAAATACATCACCATATTTTTCAATATCACCCATCCATCCATAACTAGGTGGGTGATAGCTTATACCATTTTTCCTATTAAGTGATATTTTAAACATTACAATTAAATTTTCTTTGCTAATAGGCATAACATATAAATCTTCATTTCCAATTTTAGGTTTTGTATCAAATCCAAAATATTCTTGTATTTCACCAATTAGTTCATCTCTAGCTTTATCCTCATCCGCTGTTGCTTGAGTTACATTATAAGCATAACATATAGCAGATATTATTCCTTTAAGTTCAATATCATTTTTATGTTCTAAAATATAATTAAATAAATATTCAAATCCGTCTTTCCATTTTTTTAACTTAGATAAATCCTTTCCTTCATTTTTAACAACATTAACTAATAACTTTTGAAGTTCATTTGCTATTGGAATATGATCAAATATATTTCCTAAATCATGAATATCTGATATGGTTGAATCATAATATTGTTGAAACAATTCTGGGTCTTCTCCTGAAATTATTGTTTTAATATCATTTGTAGTTATTTCGCTATTATCTTCAAAAAAACAGCTAAAATCATCCCAATAGTTAAAATGTACATTAAATCCTAATTTTGTTTTTGATATTTTAAAATCATTATGATCATTAAGATAAGGTATAATTAAAGGAATAAAGGGAGATAAATCTTTTTTCCAATTATCGAGAACATCAGCAATTTCTTCTTCATTGGGATGTATATCCTGTAAACCTTTCTTGATAGCAACATCTAAAAATTTTTCATCTTTTGTTGTTAAATAATAATCCCATAACTCATGAGAATATAATTTAGACATTATTTTATTAATTTCTTCTTGTGATTTAGGTTTTAAAATATCATTTAAAGATTCAGAAATATTTGATTTAACTACTTTTGCTGTATCTATACATCTAAAATATTTATGATCTAGCATCTTTGCAATAAAAATTGCTTGTTGATAATACATAAAATGATATGCTTCATCTTTATTTTTTGTAAATTTGATGGACTCAGCATAATCAAAATCTTCATAATCCTGAAGATATTCTTTATTTGATCCTTCTCCAGTTAAAATAAACCAACCATGGAGACGCCCAAGTTGACCTTCTTTTTCTGCATCCTTAAAAATTTCTTCTTGGGATCTAGGTTTTAAAATATCTTCTAATTTTTCATTTACAAATTTAGCTTTCATTTAATAATTTCTCAAAATATTTTTTGTTCGTTTCTAATTCATGAATTTGTTTATTCATTTTTTCTATTGGTTTACCATCTAATTCTTTAAAATGACTAAAATTTTCCTCATCAAGATTAAATTTTCCACCAACATCTAAACTAAAAAACTGTGATCCTTCAATTAAATGCTTATTAAAAACAACTTCACATTCAAATGTCATGACTTCTTCATAAACTATATTTTCCATTTTTCCCATATTTAATATTTTAAATGCAAACGGCGGTACTGAACTAAATGCACCTTCTGCATAAAATATTTTACCTATTATTTGTTTAGGTTTTAAAATATCTTCTAATGATTCTTTTATAAATTTAACTTGCATTTCTTTTTTGATTTAGTTTTCTAATGGTCATATAAACGTTATCTTCTTTTAATAATTTAATAACTTTGGAGTTATTTATTTTTAATTTTGTAGAAATTTTTTTAGCGCTTAATAATTCCTTTGTATGTAAATTAATAATAGTTTCTTGAAATTTATAAATTAATTTATGTTCATTTAATTCTTGAGAGGTCATATATACATTTTTATCTCTTAAAAAATTTATTATTTTAGTCCCATTTATTTTTATCATTATTGCAATCTTTTTAGCACTTAAAAACTTTTTTGTATGTAATGTTATAATTTTACTTGCCAATTTTTCATTTATTTCAATATAATTTGGATTATCTTTTCCATATCTAGATCCACCAAAATTTTTAGCAAAAAAGCTTTTTCCTTTGTGAGCTTCACTAATATTCCTTTTTCTTTCTTCTGTATGTTTTGTTCCTAACAAAGATTGTCTAATTTTTTCTTTTGTTTCTTTTGTCAGTTTTTTACCAGTATTAGAAAATGCTCTTTTTTCTATAATTTCTTTGGGAACTTTTCTATCTTTCCAATAATGTGAATTATTTTTTCTTTGTTTATTTCTTATATTTTCAGCTTTTTCTTTCCCATATAATTCTTCATATGTTTTTCCTTTTCTATTTGATAATCCTGCACAATAATTACCCCCTCCTTTATTCAAATTATACCCATTTGGACAAAGAGTATTATCTTTATCAATATAATTTATTTCTTTTTCATTAAGAATTTCTATTAATTCTTCTTTTGTTTTATATTTTATTTTTTCTACTATTTCCCATTTTATATTATCTTCTCCATATTTTCTAATAGCATTATGAAAATATAAATTGGATCCATTCCTTGTACTGTTATAATGATGATATTTTCTTCTCGACAACGGTTGAATGGATCTTCCATAATATTTTTTCCCGGAGGGTGAAGTAGCCCTATAAATTATTCCAATTCTCATATCTTTTTATTTTATATATTCATTAAAATATAATGAAAAGTATACTTATGGAAACATTATGAACCAATCAGGTACATCATCCCCTTTAATTTTATCTTTTAATTCTTGTAATTCTTCATTTCCCTCTGATCTATATTGCTCAAAATTAATTGTTATATTTCCCAAAAGTTGGTAATTAAATGCTCCTAGAATTCTTGCTAATGATCTTTTTCCTTGAGCAATCATCCATTTAAGAACTATTGGATCATCATAAGCATCTTCATCAGGTATTTGAATCATAGATAAAACAAATAATGACTCAGTAGGATCTCTACCTGTAATAATCAATCGTTTTGTATTTAAATTAAAATCATGGTTTATATCTCTTAGATTAAATGCCCTTGCAAGGTCCCAGAATGACCACTGTATTGTTCTGTATGTTATTTGATCAGATGATAATGGCGTTAAATATAAATCAGATGCCATAAGTCTATCGAAATTTAAATCGGGATCATTTATACCAAATACTCTATTTCCTTGAGTCATTTCCCATACAGTTTTTACACCTACTACACATTTAGGCATTTGAAAAGTTCTAGTACTTTTCCATTCAGCAGTACCATAATATCTCTTATTTAAAATATAGATATTATCTTCCCATAAATCACGATATTCACGAAATAAATTTTTCATTTCAACCCGGATAATACGTTCTATTTCTTTATCTGGTGGTGAATAAGGTAATGCACATGAACTCGTTAAAGCATCTTGTACCTCTTGAACTAATTCTTTTTTTGTCATATTTTTACATATATTTTTTTAATAATTCTACAATATCAAGACGACTGTTATATGAAGCTCCTCGTAAAGCTAAATTATCTTGAGCATGAACATCAGCTCCATTTTTAAGTAAAAACTCTACAACATTTAAATGACCATTTACTGAAGCATGCCGTAAAGCTTCATCATTAACAGCATGGATATCAGCTCCATTCTTACGTAAAAGTTCTACAATATCTAAGTGACCTTTTTCTGAAGCCAATCGTAAAGCTTCATCATTAACAGCATGGACATTAGCTTCATTCTTAAGTAAAAATTCTACAATATCTAAATAATTTTTTACTGAAGCCCATCGCAAAGCAAAATCATAAATATCGTGAACATTAGCACCCATTTCTAAGGCTTTTTTTACACCAATTAAAGAACCCACTTTTACAGATTGAACAAGTAAATCATCGGAATTTAAATTACTTTTTTCTACTGAAGACAAAAATTCTTCTTCAGATTTACCCTTTAAAACATCGCCTATTGCTTCATATACGAATTTAGCTTTCATCTTCTTTAAATTCATTTCCAAATCCTTCATCTTTATATTCAGAATCTCTTAGAGATTTAATCCATCGATAATCCCGAATTTCTGAAATTTCAATTGCGGGGGATTTAGGGATTTTTTTTTCTCTCAAATTTATAACTAAACATTCCTCATCTAATTTAGCTTTATCTCCAATTCCTGCATTTTTAATAACTGATTCATTTACTTTACAATTAATTATTTCTCCTGTATTTATAATATAAGATTCACTTATTGTATTATCATTATCAGCACGTACATTTTGTAAATAAGATTCTACAACTTCATTATTAGTTACAAGCGTTGAATCTATAATTCGAGAATTTTCTATTTTTGATTTCCAAAAATGACAATTTTTAAGAAACCCATTAACATTTGAATTTACAATTTGAAATCCTTCTATAATAGAACTTGAAATTTCAGCATCCTTAATTTGATAAGTTCCAAATTCTGTATCCAAATTAAATTTACATTGTTTTACATTACTTTCTAATATTAACTTTGCTAAAATATCTCTTAGTTGGAACCAATGAGCCTCTACAATTCTCGGTCCTTTATTTAAATCAACATAAACTGTTAAATCTTTATATACATCCATAAAACGATCAAAGTTATAATAACATTTACGAAATGTTCTATATTCTTCTGTTAATTTATTTAATTCTTCGACCATTGTAGGAGTACCTACTTCACTATTAAGAACCTGATATGTAGTAAAAATATAATATTCAAGAACTTCATGAATTCCTTTTACTCTATTTGAATATTCAGGTCCTCCGATATAATTAAATGATAATTCTCCCTGTGGTTGTTTTGTAAAATCAACACCATAATACTCTCCAGTAGGGATCCTAAAATTATTTTTTAAATTAGTAACATTGGAAGCATTAATAGCCATATTAAAAGGAATTAATTTTTTAATTGACATTGAAAAAGGTGAACCCTCCATCTCAGGAAATCTTTCATTAATATATTTTTCATCTATTTTAAGAACCATCTTTCCAATATCCATATTTGAAATAGATGTAAGTGTTTGAAGTTCATTAAAATTATATAAAAGATTTACTTTTAAAAGAGTTGAATAGTTTAAAGATGCGTTCTCATTTATCCAAAATAATATTGTATTTAAAAAAGTATGAGTATCTTTATATGGTTGATATCCAACTTTAAACTGATAACGAGGTCTTTTTCCATCATATTCTTTTAAAAGTATAGAAGTAGAATATGATGGTTTATGATCTTGATCAGTTAAAACTACATTCTTTCCTGATACCTTTTTTAAATCCTCAACAATGAATTGAGATCGTTTTGAACAATAAAATTCAAAAACAAATCCTAATAGAGTTGAATTATAAACTTCTTTTATACTATGTGTTTTAGGCTTTCTCATTTTTATCAAAATATTTTATAATAAATCCTGTTTTTATTGTTCCTTTTATTACTTGAGCTACAAGTTCTTGTATTGCTGTTTCTAATTCTGTTGCTGGCAAATCATATTGTATTGTTCTAGTACTAATCATTCTATTTGAATATATATTTTCCATTGGTATTTTTTTTAATGGAGAACCTTGAAAGATAACATAAAGGCCTGGTCCAAATTTTTCATTATATCTATTCAATAAATCTTCTTTGCAAGTACCCATAAATTTTTTTTCTTGGGACGATTTCATAGTGAAATATTGTTGAAAGGATTTCCAATAAAAACGAACACCCTCTTCTAAAAGATCCAACATAATTTCTTGAGCAATATTTTTTATCCATTCCTTTAATTTTTCTAATCCCCCTTCTCTAGGTTTAAATATACTTTCTATAGATTCTCTTACTAACATTATATTAACCATTCTTTTCTTGCTATATATCCATCAATTAGTCCTCCCTTATAATAAATAACCTTTGATCCATCATCTAAATGACCAATATAAAGTATTAAACCACCCCCAAATTCGGGTTGTTTAGTACATTCTACATTAATTTCTGGAGCAGCAATTTTAAGAAACAAATCAAAACTTCCTGGAAATCCTCCCAATTCTGTCTCAAAATCAAATCCAACAATATTTCCTTCTTCACTATCTTTAATTCCTTGATAATTTAATTCTCTTGCTAAATTTTTATGTAATTTTAACCATTCTTCTTCAGATTTAGGAATAGGAGTAGATTGCATTAAATTTTTAAATCTCCATTCTTCCAATTTTTCCAACGAGCCTTTTTTTGGTTTGAATACATCTTTTAGGGATTCTGATACTAATGAATGTTTATTTAAAAATTTATTAAATCCATGTGGTCGAATCCTTTTTATATCATTAAGTAGATTGGGCGTTATTTTAGCCCCCATTTTTATTAAATAATTCATTTTTCCAAATGCCCCAGCATCCCAAAAATTTATTACATTAATAGGAAAACTTTTTCCATCTTTCCAATATAATTTCCTATTTAAATGAAAATTTCCTGTTTCTATAATATGTTTGAGATTTTTCAAACTCCCATAACGAATAACATTTACTAAATGTGAATCTGAATATTTGTTGCCCATCATATCCATTAATTTATTACCTATTCGATTTTTGTTACCAATCGTTAGATTCAAAATATCACTCCCATTATTATTTTTTGCATATATATTTGCTCCTTTGTCAATTAAATACCATAGAATATTTTCATCAAATGACAAAGCAACAAGAGCAAGTGTTGCAGTCATTCCATCACGATTTTTTGCATTTACATCAGCGCCATGTTCTACTAAAAATTTAACAATATCAAATGCTTGATTTCTTGAGGCATAATATAGTGGAGTACTTCCAAAATTATCCTTATGGTTAACATTGCCACCTACACTAATTGCCCATTTTAATAACGGTAATAATTTTAATTGACATGATTTTTTAAGTATTTTATTTATAAAATCATTAGATGGTTTTTTAGTTAAAAGTTTATCTTTATTTTTAACTAAAAAATTTCTAAAAGAGTTATTTGGAGATACATTACCCCAATTGGGTACCAACGCACGTGAAGCTCCTCTTTCTAATGCATTCTTAATTCCATCAATAAAACCCACTCCTATTGATTTATCTAACAATTTATTTGGTTCAAAATCCTTAAAGGAATTTATAATTTCCTCTTTGGATTTAGGTTTTAATATATCTAATATAGATTCTCTTACTAACATTATATTAACCATTCTTTTCTTGCAATATATCCATCAACTGATCCACCATGAAAATAAATTATCTTCGACCCATCATATGCTGTACCAACATCAACAGTTAAACCACCCCTATAAGAGGGTGGTAATGAATATTCTTTTTCAAATCCAACATCAATAAAATCTTCAAAATTTCCTGGAAAATTTTCAGCTGTTGTATCGTAATCAAAACCTACAATATTCTTTAAATCATTATATCCTTTGTACTCTAAGGCCTTTTTTAAATTATATTCCATTTCAATCCACCCATCAGTTTCTGCACCAACATCGTTTTTCATGAAATCATGAAAAGTTAATTTTTTTAATTTTTCAAGAGCCCCAGGTTTTGGTTTTAGAACATCTTCTATAGCTTCGAATACAAACTTAGATCGCATAGAATTAACATTTATTTTATTTATTCGTATAAAAAAAGGAAGTGTTTCAAACTTCCTTTGATTCTTTAAATAAATTAAAAATTAATTTATCTTCGTCCTTTAATTCTAGTATCTTTATTTTAAGTTTATCTCCCACAACAAAATTTTTCATAGATATTCTATTTTTCTTAAAATTAATAAGGGGAATAAGACCAGACAATCCTAACGTATTTACAATTATACCAAAATTCATAATTGCAGCAATAGTTCCTTCAAGAACTTTATCTTTATTTTCTTTTATAAAATTTTCAAATTTTAATCTCTTTTCTTCAGGATTTTCTTCTGTTAGAATAATACGATTATCTTTAGTAATCTCATTTATATAAAATTCAATAATATCATTAGAATGGTACTCACGGGCTCTAAATTTTGTTAATGTTTCTTCTTTCATTTTAGAATTATGGAGAAGGCCTGTAAAAATTTTTTCAAATTCTACGAAAATTCCATATTTAGATGTTCCAGTTACTATTCCAGAATATTTAGTATTTAAATCTAATTCTAAAAGTTTTTTTGGAAGAATATATTTTATATACTTTTTATTAGATACTATAAATGAATTCATTTCAACTAAGAAGTCTTCAATCATAACAGTAATTTCTTTACCGACTAAAGATTGAAAGTCTATAATTTTATTTGGAGCCGCAAGAGATCCTGGCATGAATGCTTCTACTCCTTGAACTTCAACAAAATATCCTCCTTTATTTGCTTCAATAACTTTAGCAATATAAGCTTTAGAAGGATTTTTTATTTCATTCATAAATTCTTCTTTTATTTTCTTTAAATAACCTTGCCATAAAGAAATTTTAAGAGTTGGAGAGGATTCAATCACAACCACTGATAAACCTTGATCAATAAATTTTTTTAAATATTCTTCATTCTGAAGAGTTAAAATAAATTCATCAACTGTATTAAAACCAAATATTTGGACAAATTTTTTCTCTCTTTTAATATCTACATTAACAGTTAAACCTCCCAATAGTTCTACAGTTATTCTATCATTCTGTATTTTGTAAATATCAGTAATAAGAACACTATCTCCTTTTACTAAATCTTTATTTATAATCTTAGAATCTTCTGAGGTAAGCAAATCGAACAATTCTTGAGCATATGGCTCTCGGGAATAACATATTTGTTTATTATCTTGTCCTTTTATTTTTTTGTTTGATATTAATCTATTTCCACCCTTGTAATCATTATCATATTTAGACCAATCGAATTCTGAGAGAAATTCTTTATTCATTTTATTTTAGTTTTTAGGTGATTTTTATATATATTATTTAGTTAATTATTTTATAGAAGAATAGTTTTCTATAATATATATATAAAGTAAATATTAACCTTGTTAAAAATATAAAGAATTAAAATGTCTAGCAAACAAATGAGACATAAACAGCCATATCGAATTATAAGGGATTTAGATATGATAGTTGGTATAATAATAACATCATGAAAAATTATAATAAAAAATAAAAAATACAATTATGAATTGGACTCAATTATATCAGAATACACCTATACCAACACTTCCAAAAATTATCAATAGTAATTTTACTTCTTTTGAAAAATATATTGATATTTTTTATAATGGAAGTACGGGAATTTTAAAGGTCCCTATTGAAACAACTGGCAGAGTTAAAGGATCTCAAGGAGAATTTGTTACTGCTATAATTGATAATTTAGTTGTTAAAAATCAATGGACAAATTTATATGATAATTTTACAACTGCTGATTATAATTATTATAAAGCTTATACAGAACTTGCTATTTCTCCAAGAGATCCTTGCACTTATGGAATAGATACGTCTCTTTGGAATTTTCCTTACGAACCTTCTGGATATAAAGTTATTGATGTTAACAAACCATATTATAAAATTACAAATGAATATCCAATATTTTTAGGAAATGTAAATTTATCTCAAGTTGTAGGTATAATATTTGATACATCTATAATAGGAGGAACTGATTTTCAAATTTTAATAGATCCTTGTGTAGGTACAACTTATGATATTGATGCTAGTGAAGCTGGGAAAGCTTATATTGAATTTATTGCAACTAGTTTTGATGCTTCATGGGGTTCTACTTGGGAACAATATAAATATGGTGTTGATGATCCAAGTACACAAA